AGACGTACCCATTATAGTTAGTCTACTCATCCACCACATAATTTCGTGCTTATGTTTTGCCATAATTAATGTCCCATAGGGATTCCTGCTGCCATAAAATCAGCAACTTGTTTTACTTCTTCACTCACACAATAGTCAATAAAATGAGGATGCTCCTGTAAATAGGGAACATCCTCTTTGGAATTCTGTATTGCTTTATATGAATCTACAGCGTACTCACATATCTCGTGATGATGTAATTCAGTGTCGTGATAACCGACTGTGTAATGTCTCTGTTGAGTCAGGGGCATGATCTTTCAATCCCATACTAAGCATATTTATAGCACGGACTAGTAATTTTTGCCTAGTTTGGTGTGGACTCCAACACTCTGTTAGAGTATCAACGCACCAATAACAAACCCCTTAGCAAAGGCAAGACATAGCATTTGATAATCAGTCAAGTTAAACTTAGTCTGAATTTTCTTTGCCCATGCCTTGTCCCAATCTTTAACCTTAGTAAATGCTTCCTTTATATTTAAGTTCCACATAGTTTATAATTGATAAGGTTTGTCGTCAGTACTAATCTTGATAGGTGCTTGCTCAATTCTTATTGTTTGAGTAGGACCAGTCTGTGATGCTTTTTCAATCAACAACTCAAGATCTTTCTTGCTGATGCCACCACCACCATTACCATTAACAGCATTACCATTCTTATCCATCTTCATAGTTCCATCACCTTTCTTACTAGCAGTCTGGATTCCAAAGCTAGCTAAAACTCCTGTAAAAACCGAAGCTATAAATGTTGGATCAATTTTCTGTTGTGGTACACCTGGTATGGCAACATAATTTAAAGTCAATATTCCCCCCGACCAGGCAAGAACGGTAATACGAACAAATGTACTAATGATTGCTGCTTGTTCTTCAGCATCTGGTAGTATAGCAGACTTTACTTTACCGAAGAGACCCTTCTTCTTTGGTTCTTCTTCATGCAGTTCTTCTTCTAATACTTCCTCTTTTATTTCGTCAGGCATAAAAATAAGGCATCTATATTCTATATAGACACCTTAACCTTTATTTAATATTTTCCTCATCCATGTCTAGTGAAATAAGACTTTGCGTTCCTAGATCAAAAGTATTTGATAGGTCAGAGAGTGACTTTCTATCTTCTGTAGTTAGAGGTTTTACCTCATCAAAATCATCCATTAAAACTGAGGAACTCCTAAACCACCAGCAGGAACAGGTGCAGAAGCTTGTGGTGTTGGTGAAGCAAGATCATTACTACCTAAAGGAAGTGCCTCTCCACCCAGTCCAGCACCACCTCCGAAAGATCCAGTAACTGATTCCATAACCTGAGATTTAACTCCATCAAGGATGGATGCGCGATTGACGTATACGTATAACCCACTACCAACAACGGCAACAGATACAGCAGTAGACGCAAGAGCAAGTACATTAATTATTTTTTGCATGATAATTTTATTTGAGTGATTTATTTATAAAAGACTGCTTGTAAGCATTGTAATAATCAACAACACCAAAACTTACATCATATTTCTCCACCCACTCATCAGCACATTCGTATATGGATCCATTAGAATAATCTCCATTACCAAATTTCTTAAAAAGAATCCTTAGAACATCTTGCCTAAGTTTCATTTGTGCTTCAGTGTACTTGTCTTCAACCTTCATTGAGTTTTTCTTCCTGTTTAATGCGTCTTTTAACTGACTTAGCATAAAGAATATCCTCCTTAGTATACCAGTCTGGATGCTTCTTTGCAAGTTTTAATAATTTTTTTGCTGCCTTTTTGTCCTTCATTAATTACTCTAAGTTTTCTTCCTGCTCCGTAAGTATTACACAATCAGATTCTGGAGTAGCAACACAGAGGAGAGACCATCCCTCTTCTAATTGATCTTCATCTAGGAAAGATTGTTCATCATTATTAACTGAACCTTCTAACACTTTACCTAAACATGCTGAACATGCTCCTGCTCTACATGATGATGAAAGTTCAATACCTTCTTCTTCTGCCTGTTCTAATATAGGAGTATCATCAGGACAATCAAAAGTATTTTCTGTACCGTCTGGTGATTGAAGTGTAATTGTATACGATGCCATGTATTTTATGCAACCGTATTATTTAATCATCCATCATGTACGCCATCATGGTCATAAACATAGTTGTTGTCATTACGACACCAACCACGACCATAAAAACCATTTGGTAAATTTCTGCGAAGTTAATCATATCAATCCCAAAGATCCTGCGGTCATTCCCACAGTCACAAAAAATCCAAACTCTAATAAATCTCTAGAGCCTGGAGGAATTGATGTTAATAATAGTGCGAGGGGGATCATTGAAAGACAAAAGATAAACCGTTTGTGTACACTGTTGCTGCTACTGCTGCAACGAAAATTAGTTGATACATGCTTTTAGAATTAAAATAAGTACTCCGACCATCGCAAGACGGCCATTCCAACGTTCTGCATATCTCCAATAATGATGAGAAAAATCAATCATGCTCCTGATGGTGCGTATGCTGGAGTCATCTCTTCTTTAAAGATTCTGATTCCTTTACCACCTTCATCGTCATCATCATCATCAAATCCACGTAGAAGTAGTTCCACCATTACGAGTGCTGCCATAGGATAAAAGATCCATAGGACTGCTTTCCATATTGGGAATGTATCTACTGCGGTCTGAAATTCACTCATTTATTTGGATATGCTGATAAACTTACGAGTAATTATTTAGTTATGTAAAGTTTTGAACTAGGTAATTATACCATAGATTGATGCAGTTGCAAATGAAACTGCCAGCCAAGGTAAGTTTATTACTACTAGCAGTTTCATTAGATCAGTTCGTTTGATCGTAAACAACTTACAACTCATTACACAAAACCAGGTATGATTTGACCTGATAGGGAATAGGATACTATAAGTGCTCCACATCCAACGATGGCTGCTATGCCATTCCACTTCTCAGCAATAGAGAAATCTACTTGATCTTCAGTTTTCTTTGTTGTTTGTTTTGTCATTAGATGATACCAGGAATAAGGTTGCCAGTTGTTGCGTATGATGCACAGAGAACAAGGAAGCCAATCATAGCTGCTCTTCCGTTTGCTCTTAAAAAGATTTGTTTGTTGTTCATTAGAAAATACCTGGGATGATTTGACCTGTGGTTGCATAAGCACCTAGTGCTGCGACGATGCCTAGCATGGCCATCCAACCGTTAAATTTTTCTGCTTCTGGTGTCATTGTTCTTAGATTTGTAATAGGGATAGAGCTTAAAGAGACCTGTTAAGTCAAAAGATGCCTGGTATTACCCAGCCTGTAAAACCGTAGTTAATTACGGCAGCAAAGAAACCCATCATCGCCATGCGACCATTGAGTTGTTCTGCGTTCTTCCAGTAGTTCATTAGACGTATGCAATAGTGGGTGAATAAACAACTGCCATTGCAATTGTACCTATCAATAGGGTTTGGATCATGGTTTTCATATCAACTCCTGAATGGTGAATTAAAATATGCTTTGTTAACAGTATAAAGTGTGAACAGAGCAACCGCAATACCAGCAAACCCTAAAAGAAGGATTGGTGATGCTGGAATATCATATGTTGGAATGTTATTCATTAAAATACACCTGGAATGATTTGACCAGTAGTGATATACGCACCAAGTAATGCTACGATACCAATCATCGCCCAACGACCATTGGTTTTCTCTGCGTTAACAGCATAACCTTCATAGTTGTCTTTCTCGTCAACCCAAGGTGCTACTTCTGCACCAAACATGTTTTGCTTGCCGTATTCAGTTGTAGTATACTTGTCAGCCGTTGAAGAAGTCATTTAAAGTCTTTTGTTAAGTAACGTAACAATATTATATAGTAAAGATAAAGTATTGTAAAGAAACTTTACATTAGTAATACCCGAACAATAAAAAGGAGGTCTAATGACCCCCATAATGATACCTTATGTAAACTTATGTAAACGGTAGTGATAACTACCCTTTGACCTCACCTTGAGCAAGTCCAGTTGTTAGTAGGAGATCTCTAGATGTCTTTCTAACTGCTTTTCCTGACGTAACATAAAACTCTTGTATCAATCTATTACCTTCAGCATCATCACCAATAATAGTAAAGTACTTTCCTGTTCCTGTTCCACCTAGTCCTGCACCTCCTGTAGCACCACCCGTCATGAGTGCTGGTGCTGTGAATAAACAAAGTGGTCCTACAATCATACAACTGCCAAGACCAGCAGCCATACCAGCACCACCACCAGCAATACCACCTGCTAATGCTCCACCATAACTAAACTCTTTCTGCTCTTTAGTCCACTGAACCACGTTGGTTATATGTCCTTCTGGTCCTTTCACACCAGTCTCATCTATTGTTACCTCACATCTCTCTGCAAACTTTTCTTTCTCATTTAGACATAGAGTTTTAGATCTAGAACTAGAACCAGAATTGAGAGACTCATGAGTCACTCTAGTACCTGGTCTAACAGAAGATGCTAGTGTCATAGAAGGCACTAGCATCGTTGCTGCCATTAAAGGCATGAATATTTTCTTCATCAATAAGTCGAAGTTATTATATGTTATTTATTATACAGTTGACCTTATCTTTAGTCAACCTCTTCTACACACGCATCACTAAACTGCTCTGCAAGATCACCACCGAGTTCTGCACCTTCATTCATACCGATCATCGAAGCAGCACCTGCCAAAACCCAACCAACAAAAGGTATAGAGGAGAGACCAGAA